CGTCCATCTCGCTTTGAATGGATCGCAAACAATCGAGTAACGATTACTCTCGATAGCACAAATACTTTTGTTAGATCTTATGCAGTTGATGGCATTACATTACCAATGGACGGTTTGGGATCACTTGTTACATTCCAATCATTAAGCGATGGCATCCTTAACACCGGTGCTTCAACAATTCGCGCAGCTATCGATGTCCAGAAAGCAGCAGCAATCGCAGCAGCTACTCCAATGGCAACTGGTTACATCAAGAACACAGGCGCAGATCTAGATCCTAAAGAAGTCTCAGGACTTCTTGCTGCATGGCGTAATGCTCGTAACAATCGCTCAACTGCATACCTCACATCTACCCTTGAATACACTCCAGTTTCATTCTCACCTAAAGACATGATGTACGGTGAAGCAATCTTTAATCTTGCTACCGAAATCGCTCGTCTATGCAATGTGCCTGCCTATTATGTTTCGGCAGATCAAAATAACTCTATGACTTATGCAAATGTTCAAGATGAGCGCAAGCAATTCTTGACATTATCTTTGCAGCCATTTATTACAGCGATTGAAGATCGCTTGTCTATGGATGATATTACTGCGCGTGGCAATGTCGTGAAATTTGACATCGATAAAAACTTCTTGCGTACTGATCCACTACAAGAATTGGCAGTCATTGAAAAACTGCTAACGCTTAACCTGATTACCCCAGAGCAAGCGATGGAAATGACCGATCTAACACCTAACGGAAACAATGGTCTAGTATGAATCAAGTAATTACCTTCTCAGCTGATCTGACAGCAGACTCAGCCAATCGCACAGTATCAGGCAAGATTGTGCCACTTAATGTTGAAGCCGGATCTACAAATATGGGCAAGGTTATCTTCGCCTCTGGATCTATTGCTATTGAAGATCCTAAATCTATAAAGCTCCTAAGTCAGCATGACAATAAGAAACCTTTAGGCAGAATGGTCTCATTTAGCGAGTCAGAAAATTCTATTGATGCAGTCTTTTCTATTAGTCGCTCACAGCGCGGCACAGAGGCTCTGATCCTTGCAGAAGAAGGATTGCAAAGCGGTCTGTCAATCGGGGCAGAAGTCCTAAAGTCAAAGATCAAGGATGGCGTGACTTATGTATCCGCTGCTCGCTTGGTCGAAGTAAGTTTGGTAACAGAGCCAGCATTTAAGTCGGCACAAGTTACTGATATTGCAGCAGAAGAATCTGCTGTAGAAGAATCAACCCAACCAACAGAAAGCGAGACAGCCACCGTGGAAGAAACCACTCCAGCAGTCGAAGCAACACCAGTTGAAGCACCAGCGGTCGAAGCTGCTCGCCCAACTGTTTCAGCAGCATATTACACAAAGCCACGCATTGAAGTAACAGCAGCTAAGTATGCAGAAAACACAATCCGTGCAGCACTAGGTGATGAGAACGCTCGTCAATACCTACGCGCAGCAGATGACACAACAGATAACGCAGGACTTGTTCCAACACGCCAACTATCTGAAATCATCAACCCACTAGGCACAACAATCCGACCATCTATCGATGCAATCTCTCGTGGAGTGCTCCCAGATGCAGGTATGACTTTTGAGATCCCAAAAATCACAGCAATGCCAACAGTTGCGATTGAGCCAGAAGGCGATGCATTTAGCGACACAGATCAGAATGCAGCTTTCCTATCTGTATCAGTCCAGAAATATGCAGGACAGCAGACATTCTCTGTTGAATTGCTAGATCGTACATCTCCAGCATTTTTCGATGAGCTAGTGCGCAACATGGCAGCAGCTTACGCAAAGGCAACTAACGCAGCAGTTAATGCAGCACTTATCTCAGGTGCAACAGCAGATGCAACAACGACAGTTACATATCCAACAGCAGCAGAATTGCTAGGAATTGTTGCTCGCGGTTCAGCATCAGTTTATGCAGCAACAGCAGGACTACCTAACCCATTCGCTCGCAACATGGTTGTCTCAACAGGACAATGGTCTAACATCATGTCATTGAACGATGCAGGTCGCCCAATCTACACAGCATCACAGCCAATGAACGCTGGCGGTCAAGTAGCACCAACATCACTAACAGGTAATGTTGCAGGACTTAACCTTTATGTTGATCCAACAAACGGTGGCGATGGCGATGGAACTATCCTAATCGTGAACCCAGATGCTTACACATGGTACGAGTCACCAACATACCGCCTACGCGCAGAATCAACTGCAAACGGTTCTGTAACAATCGGCTACTACGGCTTTGGAGCAATCGCTACTAAGGTCGGAGCAGGCGCATTCAAGAATAACAAGGCGTAACAAACTCACTAAGTCGCTCTGGGGAGTAGTAGCCCTCTACTCCCCAGAGTCTTTAGAAAGGACATCATGGCACTTACAACAGTCGCAGAACTCCGCAGCACGCTCGGAGTCGGTACTTTGTATCCAGATGCAACCCTTCAAGAAGTATGCGATGCAGCAGATGCAGTTTTACTTCCAATGTTGTGGAGTCCTACTTACTTTTCAGTAGCGCATGAAAACATCGTAGGGCAGGGCACTCTTTACTTTAACGATCGTATCAAAGAGATCTTTTATGTAGGTCAAACAGTAACAATTTCTAATTCTGGATCTTCTTACAATGGCAGTAAAGTTATTACAGCCGTTGGAGATTATTCAATCAGTATGAATACGAATCACACAACAGCGCAGCCTAAACACGCTATTGCGCCTTATGGCTCAGTCGCTTCAAGAACTTACACAGACTGGACTACCGATATGGCAGTGCAGCAAAGTGCTCTTATGATATCTGTCGAGATCTGGCAAGCACGCACCGCAACTTTAAGCGGGTCAAATGCTGTCGATTTCCAGCCAAGCCCTTACCGAATGAGCGCACAGCTTCTCGCTAAGGTGCGAGGATTGATCGCTCACGCACTTGATCCGCGTTCGATGGTGGGCTGATGCCTGTTGCCGTCACTACTCTTAGAACCACTTTAGCAACTGCTTTAGTAGATAACGCCAAGTGGCAGACTTTTGCGTTTCCACCTGCAACAGTATTGGCTAACTCTGTAATTGTGTCTCCTGACGATCCGTATCTGACACCAAGTAACAATCAGCACATTGGCATTAGCCCGATGGCAAACTTTAAGATCATCATGACAGTGCCACTTTTTGACAACGAGGGAAACCTTAACGGCATTGAGGACACAGTCTGTGGCGTGTTTGCTAAGCTCGCTGCATCATCTTTGGTCTATAATGTAAGCGCAATCAGCGCACCAAGTATTCTCAACGCTGCTTCGGGTGACCTACTCAGCTGTGAGATGTCCGTATCAATCCTTACGAGTTGGAGTTAAAATGTCCGAGTGGGAAAAAGAAAACGAAGCCTTCCTGATCAAGATCGGGCAGGTAGCACCATCAGTATCAAAGCCAGCACCTACTAAGAAAGACGAGGAATAATCCTAATGGCTGTATTTCTAAATAATCAGGTCGGCGTTAAGATTAACTCTGTTGATCTTTCCGACCATGTCACAGCAGTAACAATTAACCGCACATTTGATGAGCTCGAGGTAAGTGCCATGGGCGATACCTCTCACAAATTTGTAAAAGGTTTGGAATCATCTACTGTAACTATTGATTTCCTAAACGACACAGCCGCAGCAAATGTTCTAGCAACATTGCAAGCAGCATGGGGAACAACAGTAACAGCAGTATTCCTACAGACAAAGGGAACAGCGGTATCTGCTACAAACCCTCTTTACACTGTCTCAATTCTTGTCAATAACACAACAGACATCAATGGTGCTGTTGGCGACATTGGCACTCAGTCAATCACATTTACATGCAACTCAACAGTTGCAGTAGCAACTACAGGCACATTCTAAACAACTAACAAAGGGGCAAAACCATGGCAAAACTAAAGATAGTTCGTAACGATGGAAGCGTACTAGAAGGCGAAATCACTCCAGCAGTGGAATACGCATTTGAGCAGTACGCTAAAAAGGGCTTCCATAAGGCGTTTCGCGATGAAGAAAAGCAAAGCGATGTCTATTGGTTAGCATGGGAAGTAACACGCAGGTCAGGTGAAACTGTTAAGCCTTTTGGAATGGACTTCATCGAAACATTAAAATCGGTTTCGGTTGAGGATTCAGACCCTTTAGCTTAAAGCGCGATCTTCCGTTCACCTACCTAATTGCTAGGCTAAGCATTAGGTTAGGGATCGCGCCACAGCAGTTGTTGGATCTAGACAAGAATATGCTCGATGCATTAGTGCAGGGGCTCAAGGATGAAGCGAAAGAGGTGAGCGATGCCAGCAAGCGTAAAGGGCGCCGTTGAGCTTCGCAAAGCTCTTCGTAAGTTCACGCCTGATCTTTCTAAAAAAATGTCGGCTGAAATTGGCATGGCATTAAAACCTATTACTAGATCTGCTAAAGGATATCTTCCAGATCAAAGGGAAGTTCTTAGTGGATGGTTGCCCCGTCAAATGTCAGAGGGAACTTTTCCGACCTACAATGTTCAAATTGTTAAAGCTGGGGTTGGGTACAAAACAACACCTTCTAAAGCTAACAGTAGAGGTTTTAGATCACTAGCTCGAGTTTTCAACAAAAGCAGAGCTGGTGCAATTTATGAAATTATGGGTCGTATCAATCCAGACAGTCGCTTTGTGCAAAATCAAGATGGCAAATATCTGAATAAAATGGTTGGCAAAAACCAATTACAAGGTCGAGCTCTTTATCGCGCCTATGAAGAAAACAATGGCAAGGCAACAGTTGCGGTAATCAAGGCAATAGAATCGACAGCAGCCAAACTTAACGACAGAGCTACAGTGAGGGGTTAATTATGGCTAATGTATTTATTGATATCCTTGCTGAGTTTACTGGCAAAAAAGCATTTAAAGAAGCTGAGACCTCAACAGACAAACTTACTAAAAGTGTAAAAAAACTTGGTGGGGCTTTAGGTCTTGCTTTTGGTACTCAGCAAATTGTTAATTATGGAAAACGCGCAGTTAAGGCTTTTGCAGATTCAGAGTTAGAAGCAACCCGTTTAAGAGTTGCAGTAACTAATCTAGGTCTGGCTTTTGCTGCTCCAGAGATTGATCGTTACATCGACAAGGTAGAACTTGCCACAGGTGTAAATCGAGATCAACTTCAGCCAGCCCTTTTAACGCTGTTGCAAACTACAGGCTCACTTACTAAAAGCCAAGAGCTTCTAAATCTTGCCCTTGATGTCTCGGCAGCTACTGGAGTTGATGCAAGTAGCGTGGCTGAAAAATTATCACAGGCTTATCTTGGCAACGCTAAAGGTCTTAAGAGTCTTAATCTAGGTCTTACAGCAGCAGAACTTAACAGTGCTGATTTTGAGACAATCCAGAAAAGAATAACTGCACTTTTTGGTGGTCAAGCCGAAGCTGCTGCTAACTCTTACACAGGGCAGATTAACAAACTTGCTATCGCATCTGAGCAAGCCTCTGAAATTATTGGTGGTGGCTTGGTTGATTCTCTACTAATTCTAAGCGGCAACACGGATGTAAGTGCTTTAGCAGATGACATGCTTACAGCAGCGTACAACGCAGCAGAATTTACTAGAAGCGTAACAGAGCTTGCAACAGCGATCAACGCGCCTATAAAAGGTCTTGCCGACATCGTGGCAAGATTTGTTAAAGCAACAGATCCTTTTGTTGATCTTATTATCGAAGGTGATCCTTCTGGCTTCTTTAATAAAAAGCCACAATCCGGAGCCAATGCTCCGAGAGCAGCATTCAATGGCAAGCCTTTCTATGCCGATGCTCAGAAGAATGCAGATGCACTAGCTAAGGCAGAGTCAGATGCCAAGAAGCGCGCTGCTGAATTATTAGCCATTAAGAAAAAGCAACAGGCAGCAGAAGCTAAAACTCTCAGAGATAAGAAACTTGCTCTGCTTATCGATAAGGCTAACATTGCTCTGGGTAAGAATAGTGAAGTCTTTGACCTTGACAAGATCCAAATTGCGGCAGCACTTACCAATCAGGCAGAGCAATTAGGCAAGGCAACCAGTTCTGCTCAACTCTTGCAGATTACAAATGATACTGCTCGCCTTAATGTCAAGCGTTCAATCCTAGCCCTAGAAGATGCCATTGCATCGAAGGATGAAGCGGCCATTATTGCTGCAACCAATAAACTTAATGCAGACAATAAGATTCTTGGTAGCTTGATTATGCAAGATCTCAAGATGAAAGACATCAAGACAATTCTTGAAAGTCTTAGTCCAAAGGATCTTATCAATCTAGGCAACCTAGATGCTGCTATTGCCAAGATGATTGAGTTAAACAAGCTACAAGGCAGTAAGACTGGTGCACCCACACCCACACCCACTGCTGGCAATGGCGGCAATGGCGGTGATGGTGCACCTGTTTATACAATTCCTAAGAACACTACAGATTTTACACTTAATAATCCAACCATTTTTAAGTTAATAGATAAAATGCTCCCTAGCAATTCATACAATGAGCAATTAGTAACGGCATTAAATGCGGGTGCAGATTTACCTAGCGCGGTACGAGGGTCTAACTACCAAGCTCGAGCTGAGCAGGAATACGCTGCATTTCTTAGCCAGATCAATATGAGTGGGATTGCTGGTCAATCTCTGACTAGCGGTATGGCTCAAGGCTTACCATTATCCAATGCACTATCAGGTTCTCGTTATGCAGCTCAAGCCGCAGCCAGTTATGGCGCAGGTGCGACTATCGTTGTGAACACAGGCGTGGGAGATCCCAACGCCATTGCAGAGGCTATCGACCAAGTATTGCGTGAAGCACGAGACAGAGGAACGCTAACAGTAGGATGACATGGCTTCCAGAGTGGCGAATAACAGTAGGTGATGATGTCTATACGACTGTCACCTCTGTGTCGTTCGCTTCTGGTCGCTTAGACATTGATCGCCAAGCCACTGCGGGTTACTGCCAAGTAGAGATCATCAACACAGATAACTCACCTTTTACCATCAATGTCACAGAGCCAATCACTTTAGACTTAAAGAATAGCTCTGGAACTTATGTCACTGTATTCGGTGGGGAAGTGTCAGACTTTAACATTGGTGTGCGTAGTCCAGAAGAAACTGGTTACATAACCACAGGCAAAATCTTAGGCATTGGCTCACTTGCTAAATTGACAAAGGCTGTCTATAACACAGCTCTGGCAGAAGGATTAGATGGCGCACAGATTGCAGCGATTTTGGGTCAAGCTCTTAATCTTACTTGGGCAGAGGTCACACCTACTGTTACATGGGATACATACCCAGCCGATGTGACTTGGGCAACTGCGGAGTCTTACATCGGTGAAGTGGATTCAGGCTTCTACACAATGATTGCTCTTGCAGCTAATGCTTCTGCTAAGTCTCAGACCTTGACAGATCAGATCGCTAACAGCGCACTTGGTCAGATGTACGAGGAGAAGGACGGAGATGTCTCTTATGCAGATGCGGATCACAGATCTAACTATCTCGCAGCAAATGGCTTTACTAACCTTGACGGGTCTTATGCAACACCAAGCTCTATCACCTCAACAACTCAGATTGCTCGCATCCGTAACAGCCTTATCTATCGATACGCTACAGGATACGGCTCAACCTACAGTACCTCAGATGCGGACTCTATAGCCTCTTACGGTCTCTTTGAGCGCTCGGTGGACTCTAATATCAAGAACCTTGCAGACATCACTGATATCGCCTCTAGAGAGCTTAACCTGCGCAAGAATCCACGCGGGTCATTAGGTGCTATTCGCTTTCGTCTAGATAATCCAGACATGCCGAGCGCCATGCTTGACAGCCTTATCAATGTCTTTTTTGGTGAGCCTGTGCAGATCAATAACCTGCCTAGCAATTTACTCGGTGGGCAATTCGATGGCTTTGTCGAGAATGTAGCTCTTAACGCTACGCCTACTTATGTGGACATAACTCTTTACATTTCAGCAACAGACTTCTCACTATCAACAACCCAATGGGAAACCATAACGCCTGCATCCTTAGCTTGGACAGGCGTGAATGGTACACTTATCTGGACTAACGCGACTGGAGCACTAACCTAATGGCACTATCACCTAACTTCGGCTGGACTGAACCCGATAACTCAGGGCTAGTAAAGAATGGCGCACAAGACATCCGCACATTAGGCGATGCCATCGATGCCTCTTTAGCTGGCATGGTCGTAAACGCCCAGACTGGCACGACATACACAGCAGTCAAGGCAGATGGTCTTAACGCTATTGTCACGATGGACAACGCATCGGCAAACACTTTCCGCATTCCAACAGATGCGACTTATAACTTTCCTATTGGTACTACCTTACTTGTCTATATGAAGGGCGCAGGTGTAACTACTATCAACGCTGTTACATCTGGCACTACTACAATTAATAGCGCGGGCGCAACAGCAGCAGCTCCAGTCCTTGCTCGTTATAAGTCAGCAGCTTGTATTAAAGTGGCTGCTAACTCTTGGATCGTAGTCGGTGGCATTGCATAATGCTTAATTCACTTATTGGAGTTATTGCTTCTAGTGGCGCACCCTCTGCCGTGAACAGTGACATTTTAATTGTTGCAGGCGCGGGTGGCGGTGGTGGGGCAGTCGCAGGGTGTATTGGTGGCGGCGGCGGTGCGGGTGGATTTCAATATTTGACAGATCAACCAATTGCAATTGCAAGTTATTCGGTAACTGTCGGCGCAGGCGGTGCAAAAGGAACTGGAGCAGGTAGCGGAACTCCGACAAGTGGAACTAATGGATCTAATTCAGTTTTTGGAGCTTTAACGGCTTCTGTCGGCGGCGGTTATGGCGGCGGCGGTAGTGGATCAAATGAAGGTTTTTCAGGTGGAAATGGTGGATCAGGTGGTGGTGCTGGTTTTAGCAGCACAACATCGACAGTAGGTGGAACTGGAACATCTGGACAAGGTAACAACGGCGGAAACGAAGGCGTAGGCGGTGGTGGCGCGGGCGGTGGTGGTTCAAGTAGCGCGGGCGGAAATCCAACCGCAGGAACAGGCACTGCCAATTCAATTAGCGGTTCGTCTATTACTTATTCAACAGGCGGTTTAGGAGACGGCGCAGCAGGCAATGGTGTCAATGCAACCGATCCAGTAGCAAATCGCGGCATAGGTGGCGCAGCAGGTTGGAACGCAAACGGTGCAAACGGTGGTTCAGGTGTAGTTGTTATTCGTTACTTAACGGGTGCAATGACTGCAACAGGTGGTACGCAAACGACTTCAGGTTCTTACACAATTCACACATTTAATTCTAATGGCACATTCCAAAGGACTGCATAATGGCTTACTGGACACAATTAGATGATGATAATAAAGTTTTGCAAGTAACAATCGGAGATGACAATACTCCAGACAAAGGTTACTCATGGCTTATCGATAATCTTGGTGGTCGATGGGTTGAAACTACCTTAGACAACTATGCGGGTGTCGGCTGGACTTATGTCGAAGGCGTTGGTTTTTATTCACCAAAGCCTTTTGAGTCATGGATCCTCAATGGCTTGACTTGGGAAGCACCTAAGCCCAAGCCAGAAGGTGATTACTACTGGTCAGAAGATGTTTTGGATTGGATTGAAATTGAAGCCGAAATTAAGTAAAGCAGCTATCCAATTAAGAGAACAGTTTGATGATTCGTTCCCAGATCGTGACCGCACATCGGATGGTTGGATCGGTGATACCCGACACGCTGCTCGCAAGTCAGATCATAATCCAGATGAGCAGGGCTGGGTTCGTGCCATTGATGTGGACAAAGACTTATTCAAGGGCGGTAAGCCAGACATCATGGGAGATCTTGCTGATCAGCTTCGCACCTTGTCCAAGTCAAAAGCAGACAAGCGTATTAGTTACATCATTTTCGATGGACGAATCTGCTCGCACATCCTCAACTGGAAGTGGCGTAAGTACACAGGGGCTAACAAACACACTAAGCACATGCATGTTAGCTTTAAGAAAGAAGCTGACAATGATGGGGCTTTTTTTCAAGTACCTATGTTAGGAGCATCTAATGAATGAACTAAAGACAGCAGCAGGATCTTGGGCTAGAGCCTTCTTAGTAGCAGCAATCTCAATGTATGCTGCCGGGGTTA